GACTCGGTTAGGTACGCTCATCAGCTACTACACTCCGCTCACGCACATACGTGGCATGTGGGTTAGTGGTCGTTAAGCCTATGCCTGTCGGGCGGCCAAACTAAGTGTCGAAGGCTGTGTGTTACTGTGCCCTTACGTGTCAGAATGCGTTGATTGCAATGTTACCAGTTTGTACCAGTGCAACTACCGCTTCGACACTCACACAGTCAAAGATTGCGCAGCCTTCGAGACACTTGACTTTTCTGAGTTTAAGTTTGACAACTTGGATTTGTCCGCCAAGAAATTGTTCTTTGGCCCACATTTCGTGCATAAGGGCGTAGTTTATGGGCATTCGTCCACAAACTACGAACTTATGATGCGACGTCAATTCGCCTTGAGAGTTGAAGACAGAGTGTACGACGATTGGTTGAGAGGGAACCAAGAGTTAGTGCGCCTGTTGCCTGGATTTGCAGAATGGTTTGGTATCGTCAAGGAAAGAGTAGAGACTCTAGTACCTGGCGATGACATTCAGACCCTCTTGTATGAGTATGTTCACCGTCCTCATCCTAAGAGATTAATCAGGATTAGAGCATATGAGTCTATTAGAGACTCTGGCCGGCTTGAAGACTATGGTGCTTATTGCACCGGGGTCACATACAAGCTTAAGATTCCTGAATTCGGCGCTCCTGGTAAACTACCGCGCGTTATCGGCGATTTTGGCCCCGAGGGTAGCATCCTCGGGGGTTTTATATTGGAGTACGGCAAGAAGGCATTCGTGGAACCCATTTTGGTCAATGGTCTGCGGTTGGTCTTTGTTCCTTGCCCCTCCACACCTGCTTTAGTTCAGGTGTTTCGCGAGCTAGTCCATGGACAGGAGTCGTGCTGTTATTTCTTTTCAGACGACTCGTGTTTCGCATTCACCCTTCCTTGCGGTAGGCGTGTTATGTTAAACATGGACATTTCAAAGTGCGACGGTTCTGTGGGGGACCCCATATTCGAAGTGGCCAGAGAGCTACTTAGCAGCCCGGGGATGGAGAACATCGTCGACGCTGTGATCGCACAGTGCAAACTGCCATGCACACTTCGTGACCCGGAGTACAACAAGATCCTCACGGTGTATCCACTGCACCACAACTTGTCCTCCGGCACCGTCCTCACCACTTTCTTGGACAATATCGCCACTTCCGTGATTGCCTTGAGCATTCACGACCTCTTACGCGACCTGCCAGCAGGGAGCACAGATGCGGAAATAGAAGCACTCATTGTCACGGGTGCGTCTTTCGCGGGGTTTATAGTGACTAGCGAGATTTGCCCTACTCATCACCATTTGCAGTTTTTAAAACACTCCCCCTGTATGGCAGAG